CCCTCACCAAGAAAAAAGCCAAGGGCGGTAGCATCAAGAAAATGGCTAAAGGTGGATCAACTGCTTCTAAGCGCGGTGATGGCTGCGCTACCAAGGGCAAAACCAAAGGACGTATGGTCTAATGGCCAAGACGCCTGCTTGGACACGCAAAGAAGGCAAGGACCCCAAGGGTGGCTTAAACGCCAAAGGTCGTGCGTCGCTAAAAGCGCAAGGACAAAACATTAAGCCTCCTGTTAGTGCCAAGCAAGCCGCGAAGTCGCCTAAGTCAGCAGCGCGCCGTAAAAGCTTTTGTGCCCGTATGTCAGGTATGCCCGGTCCTATGAAAGACGAGAAAGGTCGCCCTACTCGTAAAGCCCTGTCGCTTCGGAAATGGGATTGTTAAAGATGCCAACAGGACAGGATACCTTCAAGTACGCTCTAGATGCGGCTTCACTCTTCACGGTTGTCGGGACTATGGTTTCTATACTTCCAGCAGTCGCTGCGTTGTTTACTATTATATGGACGGCAATTCGTATATACGAGACAAAGACCATGCAAAGATGGCTAGGTAAGGACTAGAGACATGAAACATACAATGAAAAAGTTCTCCAGAGGTGGCGCTCAAGGTATGTATGACCGGCGCATGGCGGACATTGAAAAAGACCGCAAAATTGCTCTTGCCAAAGGTAAGAACGCAGATGTAGTTGAAGCGAAAGCCGCACAGCGCAAAGCAGACGCAGAAGACGACCGTGCCAAGCGTATGGGGCTAGACCGTACAGCTACACGCAAAGCAGAGTACGACGCAGAACAGCGTTTAAGCAGAACCCGTAGGTTCGGCGCAGATAAACCTGCAGCCGCAGCGCAACCTGCAGCTACACCCGCAGCTACACCCGCAGCCGCAGCTACACCCGAAGTAGCAAAGGCTAAGCCAAAAACTATACGTCAAGAATTTAACGAAGCGTTCAGCGCTGCTCGCGCAAAAGCAGTTAAAGAAGGGCGCGACCCCAATAAAGAAATTTTTATGTTTGGCGGCAAAAAGAAAGTTGCCCTTATGGCGGGCTCAGGTAGCGGTAAATCCACTGCAACTACTCGTACTCCTGCGGCTAGACCTCTTGCGGCAGCTAAGAACAATCCTCCTGCGACTGCGGCTTCTCCTGCGGCAGCTAAAAACAATCTTCCTGCGGATGCGTCTACCGTTAATATCCTACAGGCAGCAAGGATAGCGCGGGAGAAGAAAGAAGCGGAAGAACGTAAAAAGCGTATAGGTATGCCAGCATATGAACGTATGGCTAAAGGCGGCACAGTTAAAAAGGAAACTACTATGAAGAAAAAGCCAATGCCTATGGGCGGTAAGCAGCTAATGCCACTAAAGAAAAAACTAACAAAAGAGCCAATCACAGGTGGTTCAGACACAGTTCCGGCGACTTCAGAACGCAACGAGTTCCGCAAAGAAATGATGAAGCGTAATGCTACGCCCGGTATGAAAAAGGGTGGAAAAATGAAGAAGTATGCTGCTGGTGGTCTTACTAAGCAAATGCCGACTTCTAAGCAGATGGGAGATTTAAATATGGCAAAGGGTGGAAAAGCTAAGATGAAGCCAGCGGCTAAGGGTAAAGCTAAGGGTAAAGCTAAGGGTAATCCCTTCGCGGCAACCAAGTTTGGCGCTGCAATGATGAAGAAGTCGGCAGACACAGAAGGTCGTGCGATGAAGAAGTTCGCCAAGGGCGGCTCTATCGACGGTTGCGCTGTTCGTGGTAAGACCAAGATGGCTATGGGCGGCATGGCTGGGTACAAAAAAGGCGGGAAAACCTGCTGATGCGCCCGTGTCGGGGTATGGGGGCTATGAACAAGTCCAAAATGCCTAAAGGCATGGCTGCTGGTGGTGAGTCTAAGGTCAACGAGGCCGGAAACTACACCAAACCCGGTATGCGTAAGTCTATCTTTAATGCCATCAAAGCTGGTGGTAAGGGCGGCGCTCCGGGTCAATGGTCCGCGAGAAAAGCACAAATGATGGCTAAGCAGTACAAAGCTAAAGGTGGTGGTTACAAGTGAGCGGACTAGCTAAATCCCAGCAAAGCTTGAAGTCTTGGACCGAGCAGAAGTGGCGAACCAAAAGTGGTAAACCATCGACGCAAGGGGCTAAGGCAACAGGCGAGCGCTACCTACCGGAGAAAGCTATAAAGTCCTTGTCTTCTGCCGAGTACGCAGCGACAACTAAGGCTAAGCGGGCCGGTAAGGCCAAGGGTAAGCAGTTCGTTAAACAGCCAAAGACCGTAGCGAAGAAAACAAAAGGATTTAGGTGATATGAAGATGATGCTCCCCGGTTTTGGCGCTCAGCCGCAGCAGCCTATGACTCAACCTCCTGCGGGTGGTTTTGGCGGTCAGCCTCCTGCTATGGGCACTCCCTTTAACAAGCCAACTGGGCCTCAGGTTCAGCAGCCGGGTATGGGTCAGTCAGCGTTAGGCGGCCAGCAGAATTCACCCTTTAATCTGATGCAACGTTTCCAGCAGATGCAGCAGATGATGCCTCAGTTTGGTCAGCCGCCGCCGCCGCCCATGGACCGACGTGCGTATAATAGTAATTATAGGGACTTAAGGCAGCAGTACCGTGAGGGTGGCAGGCAGGGTGTTAGACCGCAACGTACGCCGTATGGGCAGTATCTCCAGCAGCAACAACAGCAGCAGCAGCAGTATCTCCAACAGCAGCAGCAGCAGCAGCAGCAGCAGGGCCAGCCCCCTATGGGCGGTGGTATGCCTCAGGCTTACTACGCCCAAGATGCCGCTAGTCAAGCAGAATATAATCAGCAGCGTGAGCAAATGATGCGAGGGCTACAGGGCGCGGGTCAGGGAGAAAGCCCTATGGGGGGTAATCCTCTCGGTGGGGGGTCTCGAACGGCTGGCTCACCAGCATTTCAACAGACGGCTATGCAGCTCCTACGGCCCGGTCAGCCTATGGACGGCGGTACTGGCATACCCCCAATGCAACAGGATGTTCAGCAGGCGGCAATGCAATTAGGCCAGATTACACCTCAGCAAATGCAGGTGATGGGTGGAGCGCCGCAGCAACCAAACCCAATGCAACAGCAGCAAGGTGCTGGTATGGCGAGTCAGCTTGCAGGTGCCCTCGGTGGCGTCGGTATGGCTATGGGCGGGTCTGTGGGTATGGCCCCACCTAACCCTTACTCGCAGCAGGTTGGTCAGGAAGACCCGCGTATGCAAGCCATGCGCCGTATGCAGCAGATGAACCTTGGGGGATAATAAGTGACCACTAGCGGAACCAGCACATTTAACCTCAACCTCAACGACCTAGTCGAAGAGGCTTTTGAGCGCTGTGGTGCTGAGCTTCGTACAGGTTACGACCTTAAGACAGCCCGCCGTAGTTTAAACCTACTGACGATTGAGTGGGCAAACCGTGGGATTAACCTGTGGACTATTGAGCAAGGTTCGATTGCTATGGTGCAAGGGCAGATTGTTTATGACCTGCCGGTGGACACGATTGACTTGTTAGAGCAAGTGATACGTACAAATGCCGGTACAACTTCGAACCAGCTTGATATCAATATTAACCGTATTAGCGCCGATACGTATATCACGATCCCCAACAAGAACGCTCAAGGGCGTCCTATCCAAGTATGGATCAACCGTCAGTCAGGTGCAACTTATCCGACCACAGGTGTGAAACCACCGCAGATTAATGTATGGCCAGCCCCAGACCAAAGCAACTATTATACCTTCTTCTACTACCGCTTGCGCCGTATGCAGGACGCAGGTGACGGTATTACAACACAAGATATTCCCTTTCGCTTTCTACCCTGTATGGTAGCTGGACTAGCATATTATCTGTCGCTTAAGCTCCCCGGCGCTATGGAACGTACAGGGATGTTGAAGCAGATGTACGATGAAGCTTGGCAACAGGCTGCTGACGAAGACCGCGAAAAGGCACCGTTGCGGATCGCCCCGCGTCAGATGTTTATCTAGGAGGTACGATGCCAAATCCATTTGCCTCTGGTAAAAGGGCCATTGCGGAATGTGACCGTTGTGGCTTCCGGTATAAACTTAAACAGCTTCGTAGGATAACCATAAAGACCAAGAGCACCAATATTCTTGTGTGCCCTACTTGTTGGGAGCCTGACCAGCCGCAGCTTCAGATCGGTATGTATCCGGTTGATGATCCACAAGCACTACGTAACCCGCGTCCAGACGTTAGTTTCTGGCAGGCAGGTATGACCGGGCTTAAGGTGCTAATTCGTGGTGAAGTGCCATCTAGTAACTCGTTAGCTTTTGGTGGCCCTAGTGATGGTAGTCGTGTTATACAGTGGGGGTGGGGTCCTGTAGGGTTAAATAATCCTTTAGCTTTGCCTGACCTCGTAAGTACGCTAGTAGCTACAGGTAGTATAGGTACAGTAACAGTACAAACGTAGGAGAAGTAGTGATGGACAAGAAAGATATGAAGCAGGATAAGGCCACCGCAGCAAAGGCCGTGCACAAGCACGAGCGTGCGAAGCACAAAGGTCAACCGCTAACCAAGCTCGCCAAGGGCGGCAAAACTAATGCGCAGATGCGGGCTTTAGGCCGTGGTCTTGCTAAAGTTGCAAACCAGAAATCATCTTCACGGGGTAAGTAATATGGCTAAGTTCAGTATGAAAAAAGGTGGCAACGAAGTTGGCCCTGCCAGCGTTTACGCCCCACCACATAATATGAAGGGTGGCACCGAGATTAGTCTCGGTAATAACGGCTATCCGAATAACATCCCTAATACTCAAACACTGCGTACCCGTGGTACTAAGAACACCACCCGTGGGAATAGCAGCAGCACGAAGATGGGCTAATGAATTACGCTACTCTGTTTGAAACCATTAAGGGATACGTAGAAAACGACTTCCCTAATACTTCATGGACGGACTCCGCTGGCACGGGGACCGTGACGTTTACGTCCACCGAACAGATTAACACGTTCATCCAAGAGGCTGAACAGCGCATATACAACACGGTCCAGCTTCTGGACCTACGTAAGAATGTAACCGGTAACGTCACATCAGGAAATATGTATCTCGCGGTGCCTTCTGACTGGCTTGCAAACTTCTCGTTGGCTGTAATCGACGCAAGTGGTAACTATAGCTACCTACTTAATAAGGATGTAAACTTCATCCGCGAGTCGTTCCCTAGCCCAACCGCCACAGGTATCCCAACCCATTACTCGTTCTTCGACGAAAACTCGTATATCCTCGGCCCTACGCCGGACGCGAACTATAACGTCGAACTCCATTACTTCTACTACCCAGAATCTATTGTCACTGCTGGTACATCGTGGCTTGGGGACAACTTTGATAGCGTGCTGCTTTACGGCGCTTTACTTGAGGCGTATACGTTTATGAAGGGTGAACCGGAGATTATTGCTAATTACCAACAGCGGTATGGCGAATCGCTTGCTATGTTAAAACAACTTGGTGAAGGTAAGAATCGTCAGGATATGTACCGCACCTCACAAGTTAGGTACCCCGTAAGATGATTGCTGAACTCGAAACTGCCCTTGGTACCGTGCAGGTCATGACTACAAACAATCGTGGTTTTTCTGCTGAGGAGCTTACTGAGCGTGCTCTTAATCAAATTATCAATGTAGGTGATAACGCACCACCAGTGATTGCGGATCAGGCTCGCGCCTTCCAAGAGAACTTGCGTGAAGTGCTCATCTACTTTATACGTGAGGCAATGCGCTCGCGTAACGTAACTCTGGCGGCTAAGTTTACCGAAGCTGGTTTTCCTGAGCTAGTAAAACTAATTGATTCTTAAGGAGAATACCCATGGCTATTTCACAAGCTATGACAACCAGTTTCAAAGCCGAAATTCTGCTGGCTGTCCACGATTTCCGCGCCACTAGTGGCGACACCTTCAAGTTTGCGCTGTACACCTCGTCGGCTTCTATTGACGCTAACACAACTGCTTACACGACTTCTAACGAAGTTAGTGGCACAAACTACACCGCTGGCGGCGCTGCACTGACTAATGGTGGTGTGACCGCTACGAATACAAATGCTTCGGCTGGTACAGGTTTCACAACCTTCAGCAACCTAACGTTCAGCAATGCAACAATCACGGCTCGCGGCGCGTTAATTTATAACACAACCCCTTCAGCTAACGGCACGGCGAACACCACGCTGACCAACGCCTCTGTAGCTGTGCTGGATTTTGGCTCGGATAAAACCTCGACGGCAGGCGACTTTACCATCATCTTCCCAACGAATAACAACACCTCGGCTATCATCAGGATCGCATAATGGCTCTCGTTATTGCTAACCGCGTACAGGAAACGACGACCACTACGGGTACTGGCACGATAACTCTTGCTGGCGCTGCCAGCGGCTTTCAGTCGTTTGCGGTTGTTGGTGACGCTAATACTACATATTACACGGTCACCAGTGGTACAGACTGGGAAGTCGGTATCGGCACATATTCTGCCTCTGGTACTACGCTAGCACGTACAACGATATTATCCTCGAGCATAGGTGGTGGGGCAATTACCCTTGCGGGTACGTCTATTGTATTCGTTACATATCCTGCTGAGAAGTCGGTTAATCTGGATGCTTCTGGTAACGCTACGGCACTAGGTACACCCGCCAGCGGAACCGTCACTAACCTAACTGGCACTGCGTCGATTAACATTAACGGCACGGTGGGCGCTACCATAGCCAATACAGGTGCGTTTACTACAGCTACCGCGTCTACCAGCGTCACCAGCCCACTGGCTATCGGCGGTACAACAGCTTCGTCCACGTTGACGGTGCAAAGTACTTCGGGCGCAGGCACGTCTGACGCCATCATATTTAAGACTGGCTCACAGGTAGAACAGTTCCGTATCCTGACGGGCGGTGGTATCACATCTGCCAACCTTGTTGACGCAGTTGGCTACAAAGGTTTACCCCAAAACAGTCAAACAGCATCATACACGCTGGCGCTGACCGACATGGGCAAGATGGTTAATACCACTACCGGCGGCGTCGTAATCCCCGCTAACAGTTCTGTAGCGTTTCCTATTGGCTCAACAGTCATTATTTATAACAACAGCGCCAGCAATCAGACGATCAGCATCACGACTGACACTATGTATCTTGCTGGCACGGCCACCACAGGATCACGCACGCTTGCGCAACGCGGTCTTGCCACAGTAGTTAAGGTGACAGCAACTAACTGGGCTATTTCTGGCGGAGGTGTAACCTGATGACTGGTATTTTTGGTGGATTATTGGCTGGCGGGGCAGTAACCGGGCAGCAAGCGTTCACAACCCCCGGAACATTTAGTTTTGTTGCACCCGCTGGCGTTACCTCCGTGTCTGTCGTCGCTGTCGGCGGCGGCGGTGCTGGCGGCGAGGGGTCTTGCGCATGTGTCGGAAATAGAGGCGGTGGCGGCGGTGGCGGCGGCGGGCTGGGGTATAAAAATAATTATACTGTTACGCCGGGATGCTCTTATGCAGTGGTGGTGGGCGCTAACTCTGGATGTTCACATTTTGTCAATGTTTGTACGGTACGTGGAGGTAGCGGAGGCGTTGGGCCAGACATAAGCTCTGGCTTTGGGGCGGGGGGAACCTTTACTGGGGACGGCGGCGGCAATGGCGGCAATGGCGCCGGCGGTAGTGCTGTTGCCGAAAGGGGCGGAGGCGGCGGCGGTGCTGGTGGGTACTCCGGCAATGGCGGCATTGGTAACCAATCCTCTGGCGCAGGTACAGCGGGTGCTGGCGGCGGCGGTGGTGGTGGTTCCGGCAAAGGCGGCGGCGGTGGGGGTGTCGGCATCCTTGGGGAGGGCGCAAACGGTGCTGGCGGGGTTGCTTGCTCCACTGGCGGCGGCGGCGGCTCTGGTGGTACCTGCGGTGGAATAGGTAATGGAGGGTCGGGTGCTGATGGCGGTATTTATGGGGGTGCTGGTGGCGGTGGAACAGAACTTAACGTTGGTGGTACAGCCGGTACCGGCGCAGTCCGCATCATCTACCCCGGCACGACACGCTCCTTCCCGTCGACAAATACAGGGGACCTGTAAATGGAACACACAGACCTCGAACTTTACATCCAAATCCGCAACGGGCAACCATTTGAGCACCCGATCTTTGCGGACAACTTCCGTGCGGCGTTTCCCGGCGTGGATACAGAGAACCTGCCAGACACGTTTGCCAAGTTCATCCGCGTGGATCAGCCCGCAATCGACACCTATGAGGTGTACGAGGGCGTAACTTATCAATGGTTTGATGGTATCGTAAAGGACGTACATTCGGTGCGCCCAATGACGGATGAAGAGCGCGCTGAACGGGCCACCCAAAATGCTAATGCTCTACACCAAATCCGTATGGATCGATGCCAGACTACTGCCGACGAAACAGAAGACGCAGCGCAAAAGCTGCTTTGGCTTGACTGCCTTGCAGCGCATCAGGCGTGGGTGCTGGAAAGCGTCGATCCGACCACACCTGCATTTCCTCCCTTTCCTATCAAGGATGAAGCTGGTAACTGGGTCGCTCCGTAAACCACCATTGAGGAGCAACAATGGCACAGGAAGAATCCGCAGTGGCGTCGTTAGGCGAGTCCCACTACTTCGTAACGCCGATATATATCACTAAGCAGCCGCAGTTCTTTGAAACCGTAAAGGCCATTGCGCTCGACAGCATTAAACAGGTTCACGGCAAAAAGAAGCCGGACAAAATTCACCCCGTTCTTATGTCGGGTAACATGCTGGAAGACCCTCGCATTGAGGAATTTGCCACCTTTATCTGCCAGACGGCGTGGAATATCTTGTCCGGCCAAGGCTACGCGATGGATCAGTTCAACACCACGTTCACAGAACTATGGTGCCAAGAGCATTACCAGACCTCGTCGATGGATTATCACGTGCATCCGGGCGGTAGCTTACTCGTGGGCTTCTACTTCCTCGACACACCGGAAGGTTGCCCACCCGCTGTCATCCACGACCCTCGTCCGGGCCGTGTTATGCTAGACCTTCCGCAGGTTGATCCCAGCCGAGCAACACTTTCAAGCACGATGATTAATTTCAAGCCTGAGCCGGGTATGATGATGTTTGCCCCAGCATGGTTGGCGCACAGCTTCGGGCGCAATCCGTCCAAGGCCCCGTTCCGTTTTGTGCATTTTAACCTCACCGTGCAGCCAAATACGCCAGCCGTGTGCCCCCCACCCGCAGAGGTGATCTAATGGCACTATTTCACATCCGCTACAACCAGACGCGAGGTAAGCCGGGGCGCGGTACGATGGATCACGTATGGCGCGTGTTCGAGGACGGCAAGGAGTATTTGACGAAGAACGTAGAGATTAACGTGCCTTGTCGCGGGGAGAAAACCGGTAATGACTGGAGTATGGTCTGCGAGGGTGTGCTTACGTTAGATAGAGAAACATCGACTGCTACCATAGGGCTAGCGTGATGCGCGTGTTCGTGTTAGGGGTATATAGCCCAAAGTCTCGATAGGAAATTAGTCAATGGCAAAGCTTGGCCCCGTTAAATACCTAACGATCCACTGCGCGGCTACGCCAGAAGGACGCCATGTCACGCATGAGCAGATCACGGCGTGGGACAAAGCCAAGTTTGGTCAGACTAGCTACCATTGGGTAATTGAACTAGATGGCTCTATGCACCGTACGCTGCGCGATGACCAAAGAGGTGCGCACGTAGGTAAGGCTAATACTGGTAACATTGGTATCTGCTATATTGGGGGTATGGATAAGGCCATGAAGGCCCCCAAGGACACTCGCACAGAAGCCCAAAACAAAACCCTCCTTACACTTATTCGTACGTATAAGGAACGCTATCCGGGTATTATCATTCGCGGCCACCGCGACTGGCCCGGTGTTAATAAAGCCTGCCCATCATTTGATGTGGCGGCGTGGCTTAAAGTGGTAGGTGAGTGATTAGCCTACTTACCCCCGATGGGCGGCGTGCGGCGGCGTTTGCTGCTTTGCTAGGCGGCTGCGGTGTTTTTACCGTCTTTGCGGCAGTGGGCGTTTATCTTGTATCGGGGAATGCTACATACAGCTTCTACTTGGCGCTTGCTGCCCACGCACAGATTATGCTTGGCTTGACTGCGTTCACAGCTTTATTTATTAAACGACATATATCTGTAGGTAAGGACGGCGTTAAAATAGAGGATCAACCCCGTGCTGACTAAGTTTATTCCATACCTACGCTTTGCACCATATGCGGGGATAGCACTATTTGCTCTTCTTGCAGCAGTACAGTGGCAGAGTGCAAGGCACTGGGAGAAACGCTACGTCGGTTCTGAGAAAGCTCATAGCGCCACCAAAGCTGCTTACACGGGCGCGCAGGCTGCTGCCCAAGAATTAAACAAAGCTAAGATCGCTCAGATTGAGCGGGAATACGCCGTCATAGCTGAAAAGTCTGGAAGGGAATACGATGCATTACTTAGCGATAATCGCCGCGCTGTTGCTAGCTTCATGCGCAACCAAGCCACTAACCGTTCTACCAAAAGCACCGGAACAAGCCAAAGCGCCCCAGTGCCCATTGAAACTGTGTCAGGAGCCGAAACGGCCATCATTCCTCTTACTGATCTCGAAATCGTTGCTGATGCCTATGCACAGTTAGATGCGTTGCGGGTATGGGCCTTAGATGTCGGTAAGGTTAAATAATGTTTGGTTTTACCTCCTTCGCGGCTGCACCTTTTAGTGCGATTATCCCCGACATTAGCGTCAGCCTAACTGGCGTCTCAGCCACAGGCTCTATCGGCACGGTTTATGCAGGTAACTTTGTATCAGTAACGTTGACCAGTGTTTCTGCTACTGGGTCTGTCGATACAGTTACCGTAGAGGGTAAAGCTGATATAACACTGACAGGTGTTTCAGCCACTGGGTCTGTTGGCACGGTTGTAGTTACGTTCCCCGTGACTGTAAGCCCTACCGGTGTTAATGCCTCTGGATTTATTGGTTCTGTTATTGTACGTATTCCAATTACGGTATTGTTAACGGGTGTTTCGGCTACTGGGTCTGTTACTAGTCCACTTATTTGGGAAATAATCGACGACAACCAAACACCCAACTGGGTTCAAATCCCAACGTAAGGAACGAAGATGTCAAGTACATATAGCAACCTTAAAATACAGTTAATGGGCACAGGTGATAACAACACCACATGGGGTAACGTCACGAACACTAACCTTGGCACGGCTATGGAAGAAGCTATTACTGGGTCGGTTAGTGTAGCGTTTTCTAGCGCTGATGTCACGCTTACGCTGACGAATACAAATGCCACTCAGTCTGCGCGTAACGTGCGCCTTAACCTAACAGGAACTGCGACTGCTGGCTTTAACCTTATACTTGGCTCTGGGTGCCAAATCAATAAACCTTACATAATAAACAATGCCACAGACGGCACAGTTACAGTCAAGAACACTACAGGCACTGGTATTGCTGTCCCTACGGGTAAGACCATGTGGGTCTACAACAATGGCACTAACGTAGTAGATGTAGCTACTCACCTTACATCGCTGACACTTGGTACGTTCCTTCCCATCGCGTCTGGGGGTACTGGCGGAAACACCGCCGCAAATGCGCGTACGGCTCTAGGTGTAGCCGCTTCTGGTGCTAATACCGATATTACTGCACTCGATCAAGATGTTGCCATTACGGCTACAGGCACAATAGCAGCCGATACCATTGGTTTCCGGGGCCTACCTCAGAACAGTCAGACCGGAGCCTACACGCTAGTGCTCTCTGATGCGGGTAAGATGATTAACACCACTACCGGCGGTGTAGTAATACCAGCTAATAGTTCGGTTGCGTTTCCTACGGGCACAACCATCGTTATATTCAACAACAGTGGTAGCAGCCAAAACGTATCCATTACGACAGATACACTACGCCAAGCGGGTACTACTAGCACGGGTACCCGTGCGCTCGCTCAATACGGCCTAGCAACGTGCGTCAAAGTTGCTTCTACTACGTGGGCAATCGGCGGCTCGGGTCTCGCCTAATGACTGGCAACTTCGCCTTGAGGGCACAAAACTAATGCCATTCATCAAGCTCCAGTTTAAGCCCGGTGTGAACCGCGACCAGACCGACTACTCCAACGAGGGCGGCTGGTTTGAGTGTGATAAGGTTAGATTTAATTCTGGCTCCCCAACAAAGATTGGTGGGTGGGTAAAAGCTTCGCCTACGGCGTTTGTCGGTGTGTGCCGCCAGATGTGGAACTGGGTCACATCTTACTCTGATAACTTCCTTGCACTTGGTACGAACGAGCGCGTCTATATCGAAGCAGGCGGTGTATATTACGACATCACCCCCTTTGACACAGCACTGGCTGGATCGAATACATTTGCGGTAGTTAATGGTGTTGCACTGGTTACGGTAACAACGACAACTACGCTTCCTACATTTCTCAATACTGGTGAAACTGTGCTTATTGCTGGTTTTGCTTCGGCGCTTGGTGGTATCCCAATCACTGAACTTAACGGAGACCGCACGGTCACTGTGCTTGGCGCTAATAGTTTTACGTTTACCACTACTACAGCGGCTACTTCCACTACGTCCGTAAGCGGCTCGGGCTTCACCGTACAAACCGAAATAGAACCGGGTAATGCCATTGCTACGGGTGGCTATGGTTGGGGTGTCGGCACGTGGGGGCGTGACGCTTGGGGTCTTGGCACTACTACGCCTGTTAACCTACCGCAGCGTGACTGGTGGTTTGATAACTTTGACAACGACCTTGTTATGAATATCCGCAACGGTGCGGGTTACTGGTGGTACCGACTAGCTACTTCTGACCCTGCATCATCCTTGGCTGCACATGCTATAACTTTGCAAGCTTACGCAACAGCAGAGGGTGGCGACCCTAATGCTGTCCCTGTGAAGATCATGCAGTTACTGGTATCCCAGCAGGACAGGCACCTTCTTGCTCTTGGGGCTGTACCTTTCGGTAGTACAAGCGCAGCGGACTTTGATCCGCTTCTTATCCGCTGGGCGGACCAAGATAGCCCCGGTGACTGGACGCCTACACAAACTAACACTGCTGGTGACTTACGTGTATCTCGTGGGTCACGTATTGTCCGTGGCTTGCCGACACGGCAGGAAGTCTTAGTCTGGACCGATACGCATCTATACACACTTCAGTTCCTTGGCACTACGGACGTATTTGGCCTTCAGGAGTATGCGGACAACATCTCCATTATTTCTCCACGTAGCGTGGTATCTGCGTCTAATACTGTCTACTGGATGGGGCAGGACAAGTTCTATGCCTATACGGGTCGCGTCGAGACGCTGGACTGTACCTTAACTCTTCATGTGTTTAATAACATTAACTATACCCAAGCCGATCAAGTAGTATCCGGCACTAATGAGCAATGGAATGAAATCTGGTGGTTCTACCCTACGGCAGATAGCGACTATAACAACGCCTACGTCATCTATAACCACTTAGAAAAACTCTGGTATTACGGCACCATTGACCGTACGGCATGGCTAGATACTCCACTGCGCGTAAACCCACAAGCTGCAAACACGCCGATTACGTCAACTAATAACACGATAACCACAGGTTCTGGCTTTCTCTACTCCCATGAGGACGGTACGGACGACGATACCCTTCCGATTGACGCCTATATCCAGTCATCGGACTTTGACCTTGGTGACGGCGATAACTTCATGCTGACGCGCCGTATGATTCCTGACGTTAGCTTTGATGGTTCAACAGCAGCTACTCCAGAAGCTACCCTTACTGTGCGCCCACGCAACTTCCCCGGAAGTACGTTCAGTGCAGACCCTGCGGACACACAGCGTGTCATCGAGACTTCGGTTGGTGTCTATACCGATCAGGTCTTCATGCGTGCCCGTGCGCGTCAGATGGCGTTTAAGATTAGGTCAGAAAATCTTGGGGTTCAGTGGCAGCTTGGTGCGGCGCGCCTCGATGTTCGTCAGGATGGTTCACGCTAATGGCTATGGATAAGTTCCGGTTCCCACCGTTACCCAACGCGCCGCCTGAGTACGACGCGCAATACATACGGCAATTCCTACGTACGTTGGAGAACTACTTCTCACAGCTTGACTCTAACACACCAAATAATGCGCAGCAGTATACGGCTGATACATTTAATGGTATCATGGCAACTAAGAACGTAACTACCACACAGAAGAATGCGTTAGCCCCAAGTGCAGGGTGGGTTGTTTTTGATACTACTTTGGGTAAACTTTGTGTATACAACGGTACTGCTTGGCAGACCGTGACTTCGGTTTAGGAAATAATGATGGACTTTCAGCAGATGGAACAGCCGCAGGGTGGTATGATGGGGGGCGGTTTGCCTGCTCTTAGTAATCCTATGGTACAACAGGTTCAGTCGCAAGGTCGCGGCAACGACTCAATGCTTGTCCACATGACACCAGATGAAGTTAACAGCCTTCAAGGTCTGGCTATGGCACATGGTGGCTCACTTACTATTAACCCAGAAACTGGTCTCCCCGAAGCTGGCTTCCTTGGCAAACTCCTCCCAATGATCCTTGGCGCAGCCCTAGCGGCTACTGGCGTCGGTGCTCCCCTTGCTGCTGGTATCGTAGGCGCAGGTCAGTTCGCACGCACTGGTAGCTTGAAGAAGGGCTTGATGGCTGGTCTCGGTGCCTTTGGTGGTGCTGGTATGGCTGGTATGGCTGGTGTTGGCGGTTCTATCTCTAACAACGCACTCGGGATACTTGGCGATAAACCCGGTTTCTTTGGTGCTAACATGGGTCTTGGTGCAGCAGCTAACCCAGTCGGAACATTTATTAATAGCCCAGAGTTTGCAGGGCAGCTTGCTGAAAAGTATGGAACACAAACTGCTGGTGCTGCTTCGCCAGCAGGTTCTTTTGGGGCTAATATGGAACAGGCGATAAACGCCCCCAACCTTGTAGCACAGCGCGGAGCAGACATAACATCATCTGCAATAGCAAAAGCCCCAACTATAGCAGCCCCCGCAGCGGCGGCTGGCCCCACGGCTCAAGTGGGTGGAGGTGCACAGTTCACAGGTGGCTTAGGTTCGCGCTTCGGTCAAGCCGTACGCGCTGGTCTACCTAGCGGTACTCCGGGAATCATTTCTAAAGCTGCACCTATGTTAGGTGTTTCAGGCATTACAAGCGGTGTCTCCGGTGCGCTAAGCGGTAGACCTAGTGGCAGCATGGGTGATGATGGCGTTATAGATAACTCTTATGGCGGTCCTTATACTTCGCAGGTACGTGAAACGTCCTATCCGGGGCAGTTGCCAGTTGGTTCTAGTGACTCTTCAGAGCACTTATACTTCTCTAACTCCATGCCCGCAGTTTATAACATGCAGGGTCAGATGGTTCAGCCGGGTTCCAGCACTAAGCGCGGCACACCCATACTACAAAACGTAATAAACCCTAACGCTAAGAAGGGTCAGAACCGCTACAACCAGATACTCACTCCATATATGACCGGCTTTGCGCAGGACGAAGAAGACATGGGCTACGCCGATGGCGGTGAAGTAGATATGAAGAACGGCTCTTTTGTTGTTGACGCTCGCACTGTATCTGAACTTGGTAACGGTAGTAGCAATGCTGGCATGGAGTTTCTGTCTCGCATGGGTGGACGCCCGCTGCAGGGGCCCGGTGACGGTGTAAGTGACTCGATACGCGCAAGTATCGGTGGTAAGCAGGAAGCACGTGTCGCCCGCGACGAAGTGTTGTTCCCACCAGAGGCAGTTAAGCGCTTAGGTAACGGCAACTCTAAGAAGGGCACTGCCAAGCTGTACTCACTTATGAACAAAGCCCACAAAGCACGGAAACAGGCACAACGCGGTCAAGATACTAAACTGCGCAGCGGACTTGGATAATGGAAGTTACTTTAATTCCTACCGAACATGTAAGTGAGTTGTGGCCTCGCATCTTTCCGCATTTGAGTAAAGCTGCGGAGTACACCTTTGGTCGGTATGAACCTGAAGATATTATCGACTCGATTACGCAGTATGACCACCATCTTTGGGTTGCATTTGTAGACGAAGAGATCAAAGGCATTACAATAACCTGCTTTAAACAGTACCCACGTATGTTATGTCTTGATATGGTATTTTGCGCAGGCGATGAAGGTATGGAATGGAAAGCCCCTATGCTTAAAGTATTGCAGCACTGGGCGCATGATAATGACTGTGACCGGATTGAATCTTCTGGTAGGGTCGGTTGGTCAAAGATTTTTAAAGACGATGGATATAAAGCACTTTGGCAGGTATATGAATTGCCGGTCGCAGATGCTGGACTAGGAGCGTAATATGGGCGGTGGTGGTAGCAAAAACACGGTACAAAAGTCGGAGGTTACTCAGTCAACCCTCCCCGAATACGCACGTCCTTACTTTGAAGGGATGATGCAGCGTGCAAATGCTAACTTAACAACACCTTACATACCCTACGGGTACACACGGGACCCAAAAACAGGTGATGTTATTCGGGCGACTGACCCCACCACAGGTAGACCTGTCGATGCTACGCGCATTGCTGATTTTACGCAGGAGCAGAAGGACCTCCAGAAAAATATCCTTAGCCAACAGACACCGGGTCAGTTTGGCACCGCTACCGGAATTGCCTCTGATGTTGCAAGCCGTTCAATCGCAGCAGGGCAGTATACCCCGGGTCAGTTTAATGCTGGTTTTAGTCCGGGCCAGTTTACTGTAGGCGGTCTCGGTAGCCTTGGAAACGTACGTGACGCAACTGCGGAGCGAGTAGCTGCGCAGAACATGCAGGCAGCACAATCGAATTATAACCCTAACCTTGACTATTTCCAGATGCAGGGTCCACAGCAGTTTGGTGGCATGCAGGCTGCGCAGTATATGTCTCCGTTTATCCAGCAGGCGCTGGAACCTCAGATGCGCGAAGCTATTACAAGTGCACGGCGTGGGCAGATAGCGCAGGACCTAGGCTCGGCACGTCAGGGCACTTATGGTGGTAGCCGTCAGCTACTTGCCGGTCTTGAGCGCGAGCGTAACCTAGGCCAACAACTTGGTGATATTCAGTCGCGTGGTTTACAGTCGGCATACGAGAATGCGCAGCAGCAGTTTGAGCGTGACCGCGCAGCGGATATGGCTACGTATCTACAGAACCAACAGGCGGCACTACAGACACAACAACTTGGCACTCAGACAGGGTTACAGGTTGCAATGGCTAACCTCGACAAGGAGCAGCAGGCACGAGTCAATAACCAAGCACTAGATTTACAAGCACAGGGTATGAACGCTGAAAATGCGCTCCGTGCAGCACTTTCCAACCAGCAGGCTGATATCAGTGTCCGTGGTCAGGACCTACAAGGGGCTATGCAAACTCAGCAGTTGGGTCTCGATGCTCAGCGTATGGCAGAGCAGTCTCGTCAGTTTGGTTCGCAACAGGGACTTGAAGCGCAGCGCCTCGGAGAACAATCTCGTCAGTTTGGTTCACAGCAGGGTCTTGCAGGGCTGGCGCAAGCTGGCCAGATGGGTCAGACACTTGCTAATATTGGTTCGGCGCAGTCACAAGCCGACCAAGCCCGCCTTGGTTTGCAGACTTCTACAGCGGCGCAACAACAGGCACTTGATCAGCAGCGTTATGATACGAGATATCAGGATTTCCTACGTCAACGTGACTATCCAATGGAGCAGCTTCAGCAGTACAGCGGCTTGCTACGCGGCGTACCAGTAACGCCTAGCTCGACAACTACTACGTACGCCCCCAGTGCTTCAATAGGTTCGCAGCTTCTGGGCGGCGGTCTCGGCGCGGCTGCTCTCTACAATACTGCTAACAGGGCGGGGGTAATTTAAAGTGGAAACTAAACCGTTTACCATACAGTCTCCTGAGCAGATAGCCAAAGACTACGGCGGAAATAAACAGAAGATTGCTGAAGCGATGCAGATGGGTATTGTTGATCCCACTGCAGGTACGCTGGCAGGTATGTTTATTGACCGTATGCGGTCGGCTGCGCAGGCTGAAGGTGCACCCCAACAGACTGTAGCCGAGCAAGTGTTTTCTCCTACTGCGCCGCCTATGGGTGCTCCTATGGGTGCTCCTATGGGTGCCCCTGCGGGTCTTGGTGCTACGCCAGAAGCTGTGGCTATGCCGCCTCAAGAAATGGGTATGGGTCCCCCACCACAGGAAATGGCTCCGCCACAAGAGATGCCTATGGAAGAAGCGCCAATGGGTATGGCTGAAGGCGGGCTTACTACACTACCTGTGCCTGACACTATGTTCGATGAGCCTGATAACGGAAGTTATGCAGGTGGTGGTATGGTTGCGTTTGCTGACGGCGGCTCCACTGGCGATTTGATTGAGCGTACAGCGCTTAGTAGGTTTCCCGGCCTACAAATAACCGGACGTGCGCGTACGGAGGCTAGAAATAGAGAGGTGGATGGCGTTCCTGACAGCTTCCACCGTATCGACGCGGCACGTGACGTTCGAGTTCCTCCCGGCATGACTAAGGCTGAGTTTATCGCTCAGCTAAAAGGCACTTTTGGTGCCGATTACGACATACTACCTTCCAAGGGTAACAGCGTCCACATCGAGCCGGGCCCAGCACTGGGACGTAAAGTGCGCGGGGGCGAAGAACTCATAGCGGATGCAAAGGGAGACAAAACCGTCTACGGCTTACCTACTAACCTGCCGGGTAGTATTGACTTTATTAAGAGCTTGATGCCCGCGCAGTCTGAAGAGGACATTGAGTATCGTAAGGAACTTGCAGAGAGTTTGTCTCCTGAGAACCGTAAACGGGATAAAAAAGATGCGTTCTTTGAAGGCTTAGGTAAGCTTGGAGCGCGTCTAGGCGCGTCTAAAAATCCTAGTTTCCTAGGCGGTCTAGCTGAAACCCTTGGTCCCGGTGCCGCAGACATTGCAGAAAGCCTAGACGAAGACAAAAAGCGTATACGCGAGATGCAGCGTGAGCGTAGTCAACTAGCAAACCTTACCCGTAAGGAAGAAATAGAAGCCATCGGGATGGGTATAGACCTTACTAAGACATCCGCTGCCCTTAATGAAGGTATTGCGGAACGTAAGGAAAAGGTTGCGTATAACAACGCGATGCTCGTTATTGAAAGGGCAAAAGTAAATAACACTATAGCTCAGATACTAGCCGAGGGCCAAGGTAAGGAAAATACCAAGGAGCGGTTTATACAAACGTTCTATGACGTGCTAAGAAGCAAAGGGTATTCCGAAACTGCAGCTAGGCAGTATGCATATATAGCTGCAGAGCGTAAGCTTGCAGAAATTAAAAAAGAGTACGGAGTCGAAAAGCTTTTTGGTGATGAAGAAACAGGCGGTGCTAGTAACCAAACAGGGACAAGCTTAGACTACAATAAAGATTTAAAATAAGGTATAGTTTATGCCCGACGTTCGCATGCCCAATGGTACGCTTATAAGAAATGTACCTGCTGGGATTACCAAGGCACAGCTAAACGCTAAGTTAACTAAGAACGGGTATAGCCTAGCTGAGTTAACTACGCCTAAGCAAAAGCCAAGCGCCATTGAAAATATCCCACTAGTAGGCGGATTGATTGCGCCTATTGCAGACATACCTTTGAGTGTGGCTGAAGGTGTAAGCGGCACTGTTAAGTCTATCTCAGATGCTTTTGGTGCCGACAATGTTGTGTCCGATGCGGCTGACTACGTGTCTCAGGCTGCTGCTGCTTTGAAATCTGCTGGGTCTCGTGAGGATGCAGAGATTGCCCGTAAAATACAGAAAGACGCTGAAGGTAAGGGTGTCTGGGAAGAAGTAAAAGCTGCTGCTAGGGCATTCACTTACGCTCCATTAGAAAATATTGCTAGCGTGGCGGGTTCGGCGGCACCATTTGTTGCTGCAGCTTATTTTACCGGTGGTGCAGGGGCAGGTGCGCTTGGCGCGGTGTCAGGTGCGGGTACCGCAAAAGGTGCTATATACGATGCTGTATACGATGAGTTTGTAAAGACCGGCGCGTCTAAAAAAGACGCAGAAGCTGCTGCTGATAAGGCACAAGAGTATGGCGGCAAGAATACGGACCAGATTGCACTTGCTACTGCAATAGGTGCACTTGCTTCGGCTACTGGTTTTCCTACGCAGATAGCCCGTACAATAGGTATAAATGCCGTTAAAAATACTACCGCCAAGGTGGCAGCGCGTGAGGCCGTAGAAGTCGGCGCAAGGAAAAGCGTAATAGGTGCCGGTGTTAAAGGTGCGGGGGTAGAAGCTGTACCGGAAGCTGTACAAGGTGGCCAAGAAAGACTGGCTCAGAACCTAGCACTGCAGCGTGAAGGCTTTGATGTAGATACATTTAAGGGTGTAGCCGGACAGGCTGCGTCTGAAGGCATCGCGTCCCTATTTCTGGGTGGTTATGGTGGCGCACGTGTGGCACGGCAGGAAAACCGTGAAGCGATTACAAAAGAAATTTCCGAAGAACTTGACGCCCTGCCTGCAGATGCAGACGAGCAAACTATATCTGAAGCAGAAGCTAGGTTTGTCAAGCGTGGCTTCCCGTTAGAAACGGCTAAGCAGATAGTTGAAAAGCTGCGTTCGTCAAAAGCCGCCATTGCGGAGCAGGCTGCAGAACTTGAAAAAGCACGTGCCGAAGCGATTGCGCAACGTGGTGCTGAAGAAGGCACAGGGGCTGACCTTTCTACACTACCTCCGGTTGACACCGAAGAAGAAGCCGCCATACAGCGCATGCGTGAGGAAGAGTTTGCGGGTGCAGGTGCACTAGACCTAAATACCCAGATAGATGAGTACACATCGTTTGTTGACAAAGGGCAGGTAGCCCCCGCGCCGCTGGTTGAAAGCATAGCGCGTCAATACGTTGATGCCATGAAGACTACTGGCCTTGAAGGCGTTGTAGCACCTGAGCGCATGGCTGCGTTCTCGCAGTTTGTTGGCAACGAAGTTTCTACTATTGAGCCTATGTTTGCTGAACAGGCTCCCCCTGCTGGTGGTGGCGTAAAAGCCCAGTATCGGCGCTCCACGCCGCAGCCCACCGAGATAACACGAGAACGTGCGGACGAAATACTAGCAGACCCCGTCAAGCTCAGCGACTTCACCGCTGCCACAGGTATGGACGCCGATACGCTGTACGATATTGCCATAGGTAAAGTAACAGGTGTCAAGTACTCACGTAGGGGACGTCCACCCAGTGCAAGTACGGTAGAAGCTGCAGGCCAAGAAGGTCTGTTTGGCGCACTGCCTGCGCAGGAAGAGAACCGCCTCGACAAGTTTGAGGAAATTCAGCAGCGTAAGCTGGAGCAAGGTGCACTTACGCTGGAAGAACGCGAAGCCGAACGTCAGACACGTGCCGATGAGTTTGATGCACTGCAGCAAGAACGCGCAGTCAAGGACGAGCAGTATACGAACGAGTTCGTAAAGAGTATTGAGGAAAAGCTACAGAGCGCTAACCCCGCTAACACAGCATATAGTGTACAGGTTGATACGGCTAGCCCGAAGCCCTACAGGGTTGTTGGCCCAGACGGGGAGTTGTTTGCAGCTTCGGATAACCTACAGGACTTTCAAGCGCAGGCAGAAAGGCTCGACCCATATACCGCCCCTCCTATGTCCCGTGAAGATATAGAGGCAGACAATTTAAAAGCTACCGTGGCTACGTCTATGGTGCAGGAGCTTACCCGTGATAT